GAGTCAGCATACACAAGTGAAGAGTTGTCTGCGGTCGTTTCTAAAGTTCCAATCAAAGATGTAGAGCCAGCGTCTACGTTAAGGCCGTCAGCCGTCACAGTACCCGTAACGTCGATGCCTGTGGAGTCAATAGACAGTCTTTCAGCAAGAGTTCCTGAGTTCATTGTACTAAATACAATTTCACCAGTGTTTTCTGAAGTTCCAACATTCTTTATAAAAATGTTACCGACTTCATTTTGAGCAGATCCGATTACTGCCCTCATTTTCAATAATGATGCTCCATCTACTATAGCATCGCTAGTTGAATTAGCTTCAATAATTCCATTTACGCCAATGTCTGTTTTAATACCATCGGATGTTAATACACCAGTGACTTCAACGCCCGTAGATTGCGTTGTTAATTTAAAACCGTTATCGTACCAAAGACGTGCTGCTCCGTCTTCTCCAGCGCTAATTAATGTTTCGTAAGAACCACTAGACCCACTTCTTACGGTAAACGAGTTTGCAGAAGAATTATCATCAGAATCAATAGTTATATTAATTCCATCAGTTGATTTTATTTCGTCTGTTTCTACAGCAACAAACGTAGGGCTGTCAGTAGTAGCAACGCCTTGATTCAGAGCTTTGACAGCAGTTTCATTGGTCAACTCACTGTCCATGACAGCACCAGCAGCTGTGACGTTGGCTGTATCTGTTACATCTGCTCCTGCTTCAATACCATCTAATTTAGCACCGTCAGTAGCCACATCACGACCATCAAAAGTGCTGTTAGTAGTAATTGCACCAGTCATTGCCCCACCAGTTCTAGGCAATGCTGCGTCTGCCGTTGTGCCTTGTGCGGCTGTAGCGTAGTCAGCAGAGTCAAACGCTTTAACCTGATCTAGATTAGTAACCTCTGAGTCCATCAACGCACCAGCGGCTGTAACATTAGCTGTGTCCGTTACGTCTGCTGAGGCTTCGATGCCATCTAATTTGCTGTGGTCAGCATCGGTAAATACATTGGAATCTGTAGCGGCTTCTACTGCGGCTCTAATCTCGGCATTAGTTTGATCGCCTGTAGCGCCTGCTTCAATGCCGTCTAGTTTTGTATGATCTGCATCAGTAAAAACATTAGAGTCAGTAGCGGACTCAACCAGTGTACGAATCTCTGCGGCTGTTTGGTCAGCAGTAGCACCAGACTCAATACCGTCTAGCTTAGAGCCATCAGTAGCCACATCACGTCCGTCTACAGTGCCACCTACCGTAATGTTACCTGTAGCAGAAACAGTAGTAGCAGAAACAGCGGCAGGAGTAGCACCACCAATGACAGTACCGTCAATAGTACCGCCGTCGATGTCAGGAGTGTTTACGTCAGGAGACGTGAGAGTCTTATTAGTCAGCGTCTGAGTGCCAGTCAGTGTGGCAACGGTAGAGTCAATGGCAAAGGTAACAGCATTACCTGAACCAGACGTATCAACACCAGTGCCGCCTGTGAAAGTCAGTGTCTCAGAGTCCAAGTCAATGCTTAGTGCACCGCCAGAGTCAGCTTGGAAGTCTAGGTCTTGTGCGGTAACTTGCGAGTCAACGTAAGCTTTTACGGACTGTTGTGTAGGAACCAGAGTTGCACTGTTAGATGCCATGTTGTCTTCATCGACAAAGGCAGTGACACCAATCGTTCCATCAGAAATAGTTTCAAAGGTTAGGGTTCCGGTAAACGTAGGCCCTGCTGTGTCAGCTTTGGTTGCAATAGCAGTGGAGATTGCATCGAACTCTGTTTCAAATTCAGCGCCACGGATAATTTTTCCTGAGTCGCCCGTAGGTAACGAGTCCTTAGCTTCAAAGTCTGTAGTCTTAGTGTAGTTCGACATCGGAAAGTCCTATTGCAGAGAAGAAGGAGGAGAAAGGAAAGGGGGCCATTGCTGACCCCCTAGTGGACTTACTCGTCGCAAACTGCGAGGATGAATCCAGCTTCTGGACGGTATGTTTGTACACCGTACAGAGTGTCCGAAGTGAACAGTGTTGACAGGTATTCCTGCTTGTACTGTGTCTGCGAACGTACAGCCATTTGCTCTGCCATTACGAGAGCATCTTGGTGGAAGAACAAGCAACCACGAGTGTCAGCAGTAGAAGCACTGTTTTGGCCTGATACTTCCATTACTGGAGCGTTGCTTGAAACGTAGACGTCTACGCCGTAGAGGTTACCGATGAGGCCAGACTCTACACCACGTCCGCCTACAAAGTCAGAAGACACGTATCGGTCGATGCCCATGATAGACTTACGTACTGCAGGTGGAATAACGAGGACGCGGTTTTCCATAGGAACGTCAGCGTCATCCATCTTCTTGATAGCCTCACGGAAACCAAGGTCGGTAAAGTTGTCGCCTGAAGTTACAGTGTCAACAGCATAAGTAGCAAGGCCAGCAGCGGCATTAAAGTAATAGCTGTTGGTGTTAACCCAGTTAGCACCGGTGTTAGCTGGAGACTGTGTGCGAGTGCCGTCACCAAAACCAGTAGCAGCGTTGATAAGGTCAGTGTCTACCTTAAGAGCAAGCTGGTAGCCAGCGTCTTCTGTGTAGAACTGACGGAGGCTGTTGAGAGCCTGTACTTCAACGATGTCTTCGATTAGACGTGAGTACTCGAAGTGACGATCTACACTGATCTGCAACTCTGACTCAAGGTTCGCTTGGATTGTTACCGCAGTTGATTCCGCCTTAGCAGAAGCTGAACCACGAGTAGGCTTAGGGATGTGGATTACATCGCCTTTCTTGCCAGACATTTGAATGCGCTTGACAAGAGGAGCCATCTTGAGGTTTTTTTGGTATGCAGCAATAATCTCGTCACTCCAGATTTCTGGAATAAAAGTACCTGCTGCTGTTTTGTCTACCACAGCATTAGCTGTAAAGTAGGTTCCCGAAGTTTCGTTAGCCATGATTAATCTCCTTTAGATTACTTGACCCGACCCTCCGCGTATGCTGTCAGTATTTCGTCTGACAGTGCTTGGTAACGCTCAGGGTCTGTTTTCATTAGTTTAATAATGTCGGACCTGCGATACGTTTTCTTACGGGAACCCTCACCAGTGCCTCGTGCATTACCTGTATTAGCTGCCTTCAGTGTCTGCTTACGCGCCTGTTTTTCAACTTGGGCAGTCTGCTGTGCTACTGTCTTTCGCTCCTTCCAGAGTGTAAAGAGTTCGTCCGCAGAGTCAGCGTCATACTGTTGGTCAGCTGCTACAAACAACTGAGTCCTAATTTTAGATGCCTTAATCCATTCTGCAAACTTAGGATCACTAAGGATCGTTTGCATATCTGGATGTTTGGTTTGAAGCGTAGCAAGAGATGCTTGCTGTTTGTACTGCATTGAGTACTCTTGCGCTTCTTTAATTTTAGGATGATTCTCAATAGCACGGTTTACTGCGCCTTGAGGGTTTGTAAAAAAATCTATATCGTCTTCAGGCTCAACGTGTTGGTGTTGAGGTGCTGGTTCGGGTGTTTGACTAGCAATGTAATCATCCACCACTTTACGAAGTTCACCTACTTCAGAAGACTGACGACCTAAAAGCTTTTCAGCCTCTTGGTGCATCTGTACTACTTCTTCTAAAGACTTACCTTGATACTTTTCTGGTAAGGTTGATTCAGGTTCTGGAGGTTGCTCAACTTTAGCAGATACTTCTTGTTGAATCTCTTCTACTTCGTTCTCTTCGATTGGATCTACGTTTTCCTCTTCAGGGGGTAGATCTAAAATCGTTGCTCTAGACATAATTAAACTCCGTGATTATAATCATTATGGAGAGGTTTATTTTTTACCTGCTTTTTCGTGCTCTTTCACCCACTTCATGTGTTGACCGGGGAAATCCCCTGACGCACCATCAAGATGAAAGGACGGGGCAGATACCATACGTGTAGCATTCGCGCCACAACCGCACCTACTGGTTGTGACATTACTCTCTACCATTTCTTCAAAGACGTGTCCGTTAGTACAACGGAAGTCATATATCTTATACATCTACTGGTTCTTGTTCTTCTGCTTCGGCTTGATCACGAGCAGCTTCGATCGTCGCCTGTAGATTAATAACAGTTGCAAAAGCAGCTACTTGACCTTTACGGAAAAATAAATCTTCCTGATCTTTTACTGTTTGGATGTCTGCTAGTTGCGTTGCGTTATTGGAAAGCTCTTGTACGAGTTGTTTGAAACCTTCGTGGTTGAAGAGTTCGTTATAATTATTAAAGTAAGTTTCAAGCTCGGGAGTCATAGTTTCCTCTGTTGTTATACTATATAGTTATATTATATCACATTTTTATGCATTTGTCAAGACTTTTTAGAAGTTTTTCTTCTACGTCCTGATGCAGTGACGGCATGTTTAATTTTAGCGGGTCCGGTCTTGCGACGTGCAGATGAAGCTTTTTCAGCTTTGGTCATTTTAGCTGCAACGGCTTTAGGCCGACAAGAAGGATAAGGACGTTTACTTTTTTTGGCAGACTTACGACCACAAGGCTTGCCTGTCTTAACGTCTACCCACTCCTCCTTAAACCACTTAGTAAGACCACCCTTGGCTTTACTCATAAGTTCCACCACGTTTCTTGTACTCTTTAGTCAACCAGCCAGAAGCATAAGCACTAGGCCAGACCTTGTACTTCTTCTTTGCTTCTGCTTTGACTCTAGCGTACAACGCCTTGTTTTTAGGTTTGGGACTACTTTTTGCCTTTGCCACGTTTTAACCCCTTAAAGTCCGCCCCTGTAATTTTGTCTCTAGGAGCAGCTACACGGGCAATCTTTTTTTGTTTAGGACTGTATGTTTTACCTTTAGCTTTTGGCATGACTATTTCTTCTTATTCTTTTTGTTAGTCATTGTGCGCTGACCACGCTTAGGCATTGCAGGTTTTGCTTTGGGTTTAGTCTTGTTCATTTTCATTCCATAACCGGGCATTGCTTTCTCCTTTGCTGTCTTAGACAGATCTTCAAAATGGAAAAGAGGTACTGATGTTTTTCCATGGGTTTTACCTGAATGAAGTGAACCATCAGGCATCTTATGTGTGCCACCTGTATACTCAGTGCCATCACGTTTGTAATGTTTTACGCCTTTAGCCATCTATATCACCACTTCTTACACGACCAATATCGTGCTGTTAGTTTACTAGGTGGGTTTGTGTCACACTTGTGACGTGCTCTAAAAGACTTCCGTCGTGCAGGCTGGTCTTTCTTAATAGTCATCTTTGCATCACCAAAACGAATAGTCTTTGTTTTGTCACCTTCCTTGGCAACCACTACAAACTTTTTAGTAGGGTGGCTAGGCGTTCGCTTTGGTTTGTTGTACCCGCTTACTCCTGCTCGTGCTAGTTTTGGGTCCTTTGACTTGGGCATTACTGAGTTCCTCCACCTTGCGTTCCAACTGGTCCAACCGGGCGAACTGGTCGCTGAACTTGTTGTTGATCTGGTCTAGCAGGAGCTGCATTTCTTTCTGCGTTATTAGCATTGGTTTTACCTTGTATTTGCTTTTCTTTGAGGAGAGTATCAGCCACTTTCATGCGACGTTCAAACTCTTTATCTTCAGCGTCACCTTCACGAAGGTTTCGGGTGATAGCATTAATCTTATCAATTTCTAGTTCTTGCGGTACTACTTGAGCCTCTGCAGCTAGTTTAGCAGCACGTGCCTGTGACTCTTGAGCCTGAGCAGACAACGCTGCAGTTTGTGATTGCTGGAACTGCAACTGTGCTTGTTGCGCTGCCATTTGCATTTGCTGTGCTTGAGGGTTAGGCTGCATAGCTTGTTGCATAGCTGCTAGTAGTTCTTCACGGTTAGATAAATTCATGTTGTCAATAACAGATTGAATCAACGTAGTATACAGCGGTGAGTCTTTACCCATAGTCTGCAACAGCTGTACAAGCTGGGTTACTTCGTACTCACGTGCAATAATCCCCAATGTGCTGCTTGCGTTAAACTTGTAGTCAGCAACAGGGTAGTTTTCTGGATCAAACTGCATGTACCGATAAGCTGCTTTTTTGACAAAAGGAATTAAAAAAGACTGCTGGAAGTTAATTAAGGTGCGCTTGTGGCGTTTAATAATAGCGCCAAGAGACATACTAATACCAGCGGCAGTAGCCTCGCCGTTAACGCTGCCAGCAATTCCTGCTGAGTCCACTGCTCCTGTTGCTTGCTGTACCATCTGCTGCAATGCTCCGGCTTGAGCAAAAGTAATTTGGCTAACTTGACCAAAGTTAAACGGTTGAAGTACTTCACGGGGATCTCCACTGGTTAAGATCATTTTGCCGGGACGTACCTCTGGTTTTGCGCCTCGTGGCAACCTAGTTGCGTCAATAGCCATCATTGGGTGAATAGTAAGGCTTAGTGCATCAATACGGGCGCGTAGCTCTGTGTCAAGTGCTTTCTGGGAGTTGTAGCCTTTTTCGCAAACTCCACGACCCCAGAAGCGTCCGGGCACTACATCCCAAGGAAACGCAACAATAGGACGATCCATCATCATGTAAGGGTTAGCTTCTGCCTTTAATAAGATACCTCCGTTAGCAATCACTACAACGGCTTCTACGTAACGTGAGGTTGAGTCATCTTCTCCTAGTATTTCGTCATCATCGTCGCCTGTAGCAGCATCTAGAAGCTTTCGTGGCACTAAACCGTAGTACTTAGTAAGTCGTACCTTGTCGTCGTTGTAAATCGTAATATCTTGGTCAGGCTCTAAGTCAGTGTCCGGTGCAGCAGGACCAACAAATACATCACGATAAACGCCTTGTTCTTGTAGTAATTCTACTTGGTGCATACTTACAAATTCATCTACAGCAACACCCAGTGCATCTTCTACAGACGTAGCTACAGGATCAATCAAGAAGTTTTGAGGCAATACAGGTTTAAGTTTTACTTTAACACGGTCAGTAATACTTACTCCTACTGCTTGAAGATCTCCTCCCATGATAGGCTGAGTAGCAGGGGCCATCTCTTTCATTTCTTCAATAACGATTTCGCCAATGCCTGTACCAAACACAGCAGCGTTGATAAGACATTCTGCTACTGCTTTACGTACCATGCAGTCTTCAAAGTCTTCCGTAAGCTTGTTACGTAGGAACTGTACGTCTTGTTTGTTAGTGTCGCCAAGGTTGTCGCTTATGTCAAACCACTTACCACGACCAAACGTAGCCTCTTCTAGTTCCGCTACATTAGACTCAACTGCCTGTTGTAGTGCAGGAGAAATAATACGGGAACGCTCAGACTTACGGTCACTGTCA